AACAATACAAGTTCTTATTCCTATAAAAGAATTGCCAAATTTGGAAGAATATTGGCTTAAATTTAATAAAAATAATTGTATACAAATTATCCAAAAACATTTACATCATTCACATGAATTTCTATTTCAGATACAACTTCTAAATTCTCAACATCGAGACCTTGAATTTTACTTTCTAATTCTTCAATTAACTGTTGTTGACTTTGTGATTCCATTTGGACTTGAATTTTCTTCTTCTTTGACCTTTCACGAATGAAATGTTCATGTTTAAAATCAACATGAGTGACTTTTTGAAGTAAAACATCATAAATTACAAATGCATCAGTTCGTTTCTCAGATATCAATGATTTCATTTTTTTGAATAAATTACCATCTGTTATGTTATTCTCATGCATATATGCCTTAAACAATTTCCATTGATTAAATTTTGGCAACTTTTCCCATTTAACATTTTTATGTTTTTTTTGCAATTCTGCTTCTATTGCTTGGTCAAAAGATGTTGTTTCTTCACTAACTATTTCCATTAAATTATGCAAATACTTATATAGTATTATTAGTATATCTCTTAAATGATTATCAATATAATCATTTGATATAAGTCCTTTCAAATTTATTTAAGGAATTGAGGAATATATAAATTGAAGATAATTAAACATTATAAAATGCACGAAACACTTGAACAGAAATTAGATATGACATGTTTGAAGCATGATTTATGTATTGAAAAAATTGTAGAAAAAGAAGAAAATTTAGAAAAAACAACATTAGCATTGTTGAAAAAAAGATTAAAGATAATCAATAAACAAAGACGAATCATTAAAAAATTGCAAAAAATTCCAAGAATTGAACAAAAAAGCGAAGAATGGTATAATGTGCGAAACAATCTTATTACAGCAAGCGACTTTGCACAAGCTCTTGGAGAAGGCAAATTTGGTTCTATTGATGACCTTTTAAAGAAAAAAGTTCGTCCTGTCTCCAATTTAGATGACACCTTTTCAAAAAACAATCCTTTCTTTGCATGGGGAAACATGTTTGAACCCGTTGCAAATGATATTTATTCTGCAATGCACCAAAATGTAAAGATACATGAATTTGGGTTATTAAAACATCCTTCTCTAGACTTCTTTGGAGCATCACCAGATGGTATAAGTGATATGGGAATAATGCTTGAAATAAAATGCCCATATAAAAGGAGAATTGAATTTGGACAAGACGTTCCAACACAATATTACTATCAAATTCAAGGTCAATTAGAAGTATGTGGATTAAGTGAATGTGATTACTTTGAATGTCAATTCCAATTGTATAATGCACGTACAACATTTGAAAATACAATAAATGATGATTTGGTTAAAGGAGTAATTATTGTAGATTTAAGTAGTGAAAGTGTTAAATCATACAAATACAGTCCATTGATCATGGGTAAATTTTCAAGTTGTAATATTGATAAGAGTAATAAAGACAATCTAAACAACATAAATGATTGGATTGAGTCTAATACAAGTGATAATACTATAGAAATAAAATATTGGTATTTGCAAGAGTTCAATTTAAAAAGAGTTTATCTTGACAAAACCTTTGTAGACTCTAAACTTCAAGAATTAGAGAAATTTTGGCAAAGAGTTCAATATTATAGAAATAATCCTGATAAATATGAAGTTGAAGTAATAAAAAAATTAGATATTGGAACTACATCAAGATTAAGGAGTATTCCTGAAAAAAAAGTAATTACTGGGTATAGTTTTATTGAAGATCCAAATGAATAATGAAACTTATTTTTTTATATTTGGTTTTTATCATATACCATTTTAGCAAAATTTTTGTATCCTAGAACTACATCTTTTACACTATCTATATACATGTCATTTGCGTTAATTATAATATTTTCTAAACGTGATAGACTTCCAGTTTGTGATTTGCTTCCCATAAACAATTTATAAAAATCATTGTTTTTACTAACATTTCGTTTTGAACATATCCATTGTTGTTCCATAATGTTCAAGTTTTCATTTGATGAAGTATCATTCCATTGTAAAAGTGTGATAATATGTTTTCCATCTGTAGTAATTGTAATATTCATAGAAGAATTGGGTGGAAGACTTGGGACATCAATTGAAAGAGTATCGTCTTCACTTTCGAAAAGACAACCATCAACACTTGCCCCAATTTTCAATTTTAACATGTCATTTTGTTTAGGATATTGAAGTGCTACAGATAATATATTCCCATTTTTGTTAAAGTTCAAAGGATAAATTAAATTATCTTTATTCAAGCATTGTTGTCGTTGAAGTCCAAGTTCATTGTTCATAAACATTTCAAGAAGTACTATAGTTGGTTCTACATAAGACGACAATAAAGAAACTTCTGATGGAAATTTGATTGAAAATGACAATGTAAACGTTGGTATTTTACTATGTATATTATTATATATAGTAGATATCAACTTATAAAAGTGATACTCATTTTCTTTATTTTTTATGTTGTATAAGTTTTCAAAATCTTTAGAAAAGACGATGTATTTGTTATTACCTTGTTTGGTAAACTGTAATGTTTTTCCAGCAACATTTTCATTTTCAAAGTAAAATGCTTTTGTATTAATGAATGTATCCTTTTCAATACCTAATTGTTGTATTTCATTACCTTTTTTATAAGGAAATAGTAAATTTTCTCTTTTTCCTACAATTGCATTCAGATTTATTTTAGTATCTTCATATTGAATTTGAGGATTATCTTTTATCAATTTATATGGTCCATTGCCTTGATTTGTAAAAGTGAATGTTCCTTTTTGTCCATTCCATGGTTCAACTGTAATGTGATATTGAAATGATGCATTGACATTATTTGATTTTTTCATTTCAACAAATAAACTATCTAAAAGAAGAAGATAACTAATATTCACCCAATCTTCCCTTGTTTTGCATCTTGCAATTATAGAATTAGAAGATGCGTTAGATGCAGACACAAATCCAATACAGATGTATTTAAGAATATATGTAAGTAAGTTTTCGTTTACTATACTATGAGATTCCGTCGCAGAATATGCACTTGGTTTGCATGATGCTTGTTCTGGATAACTTCTAACACTTTGGGTTTTATCAAGTAATGCCCTTTCCGATGCTGGGAGAGAAGATTTTGGAAAATTGATAAAATGAATATTACGTTTAAACATTCTATTATATGAAGACCAAGGCAAACTATTATAATACACATTATTTGAAAAATGTTCTACCGCAGATTTAGACGTTGAAAAAGGTATTAAAAATATATAAATTAGCAGGACCAATATAAACATAAAAAATAAAAGATTTATCCTCATTATAATTTGAAATATAAAAACATTTAAAATAAAACCTTTTTATAGTTATAAGCAATCATAACTTGAAATCATGATGCGAGTAATTAAAAGAAATGGTGCATATGAAGAGGTATCATTTGACAAGGTCCTAAATAGGATTAAAAAGATATCTGATAATTTATCAGTAAATGTCTTTGACATTGCACAAAAAGTATGTGGACGGATTTATGATAATGTCAAAACAAGCGAACTTGATGAATTAGCTGCACATATTTGTAGTTCAATGATTACTGAGCATCCGGATTATGGTACTTTAGCTGCTCGAATTATTGTATCAAACCACCATAAAAATACATCTCCGTCATTTAGTGAAACTATTCAAATTTTGTACAATAATATTGATGTGCATGGTGAAAAAAACCCATTAGTAAGTGAGGATTTGTATACAATTGTCATGGCTAATAAAGAAAAACTGAACAGTTCATTGTATTATAATCGCGATTATTTATTTGATTACTTTGGGTTCAAGACTCTTGAAAGAGCATATTTGCTAAGAGTGAACGGTGTTATTGTTGAACGTCCTCAACATATGTTTATGCGTGTTGCACTTGGTATCCATGGTAATGATGTAAAGGAAGCATTAATGACATATGATTTGATGTCAAAGAAGTATTTTATTCATGCAACTCCAACGTTGTTCAATGGAGGGACACCAAGACCGCAATTAAGTTCATGTTTCTTGCTTCATACAGAGAGTGATTCCATTGATGGAATATTTTCAACTTTAAAAGATTGTGCAACCATTTCAAAATATTCTGGCGGCATTGGTCTTCATATTCATAATGTTCGTAGCAAAGGAAGTAGAATTCGTGGAACGAATGGAAATTCTGATGGGATTGTACCAATGTTGCGTGTATTTAACAATACTGCTCGATACGTAAATCAGTGCTTTACTCCTGATACTATTGTATACACACTAGATGGTCCTAAACGAATGGATAATGTCAACACTAATGACTTTCTCATCACTCATGATGGTTCTTTTAAAAAAGTGAATTCAGTGTCTATCCAAAGTGTTCAAAAAGAAATCCTTAAAATTAAAACAAAGTTCTCATTTGAACCAATCAAAGTGACATCAGAACACGAAATGTATGTGATTCCTAAACAACGTCGAACTCTAAACTTTAACGTAATTAAAAATAGACTTGAAAAAGGTATAATTAAACCACAATATATATCTGCAAAAGATCTAACAACTGAAGATTTTGTTGGTTATCCAATCCCAACATACACTCAAGATATTGATTGTAGTGTAGATTTCTGTCGCTTCTATGGTATTATGGTAGGTGATGGAAGTATTTCCATAAAAAATGATAGTAATGGAAACTCTTGGGAATATGGTATTCATTTGAATAATACATCAAAGAAAGACACTGCTAATTTTGTTGAGTCATACCTTAAAAATGAAAACATCCATTATTGGACTTCGGTTGGCCAAGATGGACAAGATACATACCAAATAAAATGGTCTAATAAAAATATTGGTATTGCGTATAACGATTTGTATGATAACCATGCAAAATGCATCAATCCACGATTCTTACATCTTCCTGAACAAAAAACGATTGCACTCATCCAAGGACTTATGGAAACGGATGGACATAATGGCAAAGAATTGTATTTTTACAACACATCATATCAAGTATCAATGTCTATGAGGTATCTTCTCCTTAGAATCGGTGTATTATCTTCTGGATACATTAGAAATGAGATTGGTAAAGGGCATTACATTGTGCGCAAGAATGGTAAGAAGAGTTATATTGAAACTAAAAAACTGATGTATGTAATTCGTATTCCAAAAACACCAAAATTCAAGACATTCATGGATATTGAAACAGAGTATACAAACTTTTTTGTGCATGACTCAATGATATGGTCTCGTATTAACAACATTGATACAGTTGAATATTTTGGTGATGTTTATGACTTTAATATGATGGATAATCACAACTACACAGTTGCAAGTTTCGGATTAGTCCATAATTCAGGAAAAAGGAATGGAAGCATCGCAATGTATCTTGAACCATGGCATGCCGATGTTGAACCTTTTCTAGAGATGAAAAAGAACCATGGAAGTGAAGAGGAACGTGCTCGTGATTTGTTCTATGCTCTTTGGATTCCTGACTTATTTATGGAACGTGTTAAAGAGAATGGCGTTTGGAGTTTAATGTGTCCTGATGAATGTCCGGGGTTGAGCGATGTTTATGGTGATGAATTTGTGAAACTGTATGAAACATATGAGGATGAGAAAAGATACAAAAAACAAATTAAAGCACAAGATTTGTGGTGGCAAATCCTGCAATCGCAAATTGAGCAAGGTGTTCCATATTTGTTGTTCAAAGATGCTGCAAACAAAAAGAGTAATCAAAAGAATTTGGGCACTATTAAGTCGTCTAATTTATGTGTTGCTCCTGAAACGATGATTCTTACCCAGAATGGTTTTTATCCAATCAAAGAACTTCATAATCAAACTGTCAATGTATGGAATGGTAAAGAGTTTAGTGAGACCGTTGTTAAGCAAACTGGCAGAATGCAGAAACTTATCACCGTGCAATTCTCAAACAATGTGTCTCTTAGATGTACTCCATATCATAAATTTTATATTGAAACTGGAACAAGACCTGCTCAAAAAAGTGTTTCAACAGTTGTGGAAGCAAAAGATTTAAGACTTGGTATGCGTATTATTAGATGTGAATTCCCAACATTGAATACATCTACAAAAGAAATGAATTATGCATACACACATGGATTGTTCTGCGCAGATGGAACTTACAACAAATACAGTGAAGATCAAAAACATCAATGTCAAAATAAAAAATACGAAGGTACAAATTTTTGCAAAAGACATCAAACCTTTGCAAAAAAATATAATGATAATGAAAAATGTTGTGCGGAGAGCTTTTCTGACAAACCAATACTATATTTGTATGGAGAAAAGAAAATGCTTCTTGATAAAGTAGAATGGTTGTATTTTAATGAAAATTCTGGAAGATATGATGTTGCACTTCCACATGATATTGAACCCAAGTTTACCGTCCCAATGAATTATTCAATCAAAACTAAAATTAATTGGTTATCTGGATATTTTGATGGTGATGGTTGTGTTGTCGAATGTAATGGCATCAAAAATATCCAGATATCCTCAATCAACAAAATTTTCTTAAATGAAGTATTCCTAATGTTGCAAACATTGGGTGTGAATGCCAGTGTCAGTGTTCTTCGTGAAAATACATCTCATATGCTCCCAAATGGTAAAGGAGGGCAAAAAGAATACACAGTTCAAAAGTGTTATAGAATGAACATTGATGCAAAAGGAGTGATTCATTTATGTCAACTTGGTCTTAACACTCACCGATTGGATTTATCAAATCTAAAACTTCCTCATCACCTGACGAATAAATTTGTTACAATTACTTCTATTGAAGATAAAGACGAATATGATGACACATATTGCTTTAATGAACCTAAACTCCATAAAGGTATATTTAATGGAATAGTCACAGGACAATGCTCCGAAATTATAGAATTTACATCTCCTGATGAAATAGCTGTTTGCAACTTGGCATCTCTTGCTCTTCCATCATATGTAGAATACGATGACAATAAAAAACCATTTTTCAACTTCAGTAAACTTCATGAAGTGACAAAGGTTGCTACAAAGAACTTAAACAAAGTTATTGATGTCAACTTTTATCCAGTTGAGAAGGCGAGACGTTCTAACTTGAAACATAGACCAATTGGTATTGGTGTTCAAGGACTTGCAGATACATATGTATTAATGAGGTATCCGTTTGATAGTCCTGAAGCAATGGGTCTTAACAAAGCCATATTCCAAACAATTTACCACGCATCTATGGAAGCCTCTATGGATATTAGTAAAAAACGTTCAATGATTATTGAAGCATTTAACAATAATGAAATAACATTCGATGAATTTGAAGAAAAACTCAATTTGAATGAATATGAAAAAATAGATACAAAGTATCCGGGAGCATATAGCAGTTTTGAGGGTTCCCCTACATCAAGGGGTGAATTTCAATTTGATTTATGGGGTGTTGTTCCAGATGCAATGTATGATTGGGACAAGCTAAAAAATGATGTCTTGAAGTATGGTATTCGTAATAGTTTGCTGTTAGCTCCTATGCCAACTGCGTCAACATCACAAATACTCGGCTTTAATGAGTGCTTCGAACCGTTCACTTCAAATTTGTACACGCGTAAAACCCTTGCTGGTGAGTTTATTATTGTCAATAAGTATTTGATTGCTGATTTAGTGAAACTTGGTCTTTGGGACAAAGACATGAAAAATGCAATTATTATCAATAATGGAAGTATTCAAAACGTTCAAGGTATTCCCAAAGAACTAAAAGAACTTTATAAAACTTCTTGGGAATTAAAACAAAAAGTATTGATTGACCAATCTGCTGATAGAGGTGCTTTTGTATGTCAATCACAAAGTTTGAATTTATTTGTTGATGATCCAGACTTCAAGAAGCTCTCAAGTATGCATTTCTATTCATGGCAAAAAGGTTTAAAAACTGGAATTTATTACTTAAGAACTCGTGCAAAAGCACAAGCCCAAAAATTTACAATTGACCCATCTATGGTCAAATTAACAAATCTTAAAACAACTTCATCTAACTTGCCTTTGCCTAAACCAAAAGAAGTTGTATGTAATGGAGATGTTTGTGAGTATTGTAGCTCATAATTTATGAAAAAAATATAGGACGAGTATCTTTGATTTTCATCCTACAAATATGACAATGATAACCATTTTGTGCGGAACAGTATTTACATATTGTATGTCCACATGGGTCATAATACATATCAACTGCATTCTGAAAACAAATTGGACATATATGAACAATTGGTGTATTTCGGAACACATTATAAGCTAGCCCCAACAACTTAATTTTTGCCTCTAATTTATCTCTATTGATAATTTCGATAGTTTGATTTGTTTGAAGATCATTTAATACTTCTTTGTGTTTGTCTTCCATATTATTCAATAATTTTGTCATATTTGGTGTCATATAATTTTCATGAAGTCGTTCCAATATATTTATTTTATTGATGATATCATGTGTAATTGTCTTTGTATTAATAATAACTGTTCCTAAGGACCTAATTCTTTCAGTTATTTCAGCATGCTCTTTTAATGATGATAATAACATCATTCTTCCTTCTTTTACAACATTACATATATTTGTTATTTCTTGCCTTTCTTCATTATCAAGTAAAACATGCAACTCATCCTCTTTATTAGTGTTTGACATGTCTATTGATACTGACAAATCTGCCAAAATATCTTTATACTCCAATATCTCTTGTCTCATTTGCATACCTTCTGAGACACTTATTAAATTAGTAAGAAGTGTATGTGATGATTGTGAATCTACTTGGTCAAAATTCATTTTTCTCCTACTTCTTCAAGTTGAAGTATTAAATATAAAAAACAAAATAATGTTTAAATGTATTTTACTATATCCCATTAAATATTCAAAGTAAAGCTATTTTTCCCATTACGCCCTTTTTTATTCATCAAAAGACCATTAATACTTGCATCATCTCCTAGTTCAGAAAGTTCACTTTGTGTAACTGTACTCATCATTTCTACTCTATCATTCATTGTTTCCCTCTCTAATTCCCTTAAAATGTCATCAACATTTGATGGTCCTTTCATATTGGCCCTTGGTGGTGGATTAAACTCTTGTGTAAATTCTGGTATGTTAGTTGTGTTTTGTTGTGGCATCTCAGATTGTTGACCACCCCCAAACATTGATGAAAACATACCACTAATTCCACTCATAAAAGGATTGGATTGAGATGTATTTTGTTGATATGTGTTTGCTGTTGCTGCTGCAAACTGTCTTGCTAAATCTGGATTTTTTCTTAATACTTCTTCAACATCTGGCATTTGAGAACTTTTAAACATACTATTTGTCATATGGAACATGAATGCTGAACCAGATAACATAAACATAAGCTTTAATTCTGGTGCCATCTTTGCCTTTCCTTTGTATTTTTCATGCAATTCTTCAAAAACATCATCATAATCATCAATATTTTCATTAATATTCTCAGACCATCCATCTAGTTTTGCACCAATTGGATCGAATTTATTATTCAATAACTCAACACCTGTGACAATAGTCATCATCACCTTTCTCTGAAATTTCACACTATTATCGATTTCTCTATCTCGCTTCAAACGGGATAATTCTAGTTTCATTTCTTCCAAACTTGACGCCATAGTGAAACGTTTGGGGAGTTGCATACCCTTTCGTTCAAGACGTTCAAATTGATACAAAAGTTCACGTTTTGCATTTAATATATCTTCCTCTGTCATTCTTTGTTGTTGACGATAATTTCCCATTGATTGTTCTTCAGAACCTTCTTGACTTTCAGACATAGAACCTGAACCAGAATCAGAACCATACTCATCATTTTCATCATCATATTCATCATAACCACCATAATTCGGTCTTGTATCACTTTGACGTTCATCATACATTCTGGATGAATTTCCTCCTGGTGCTCTCATATGCTCTCTTACATCAACAACATTCGTTGGTCTCACACTATTATTGCTAATATTTATACTCTTTACACTTCCAACATCACTATCAATATCTTCAATACTACCACTGGCAAAAGAACCAGATATGACTGAACCTGCATCACTTGATATTTTCTTTTTGTTCATAAGCAAGTCCAATCCTAAATCTTTATTAAATACATTTAGTTTTGGTTCTGTATTCATTAAGTTTATAATTAATTATGTATCATACAAACTTTAAATAAATATAACGCAAGTTGTAATGCTTTCAATTTATTACTTTACGTCAATTGTTTTTTGTTCTTTATAATATTTATGATATTTATACATTTCCATAATATTTATATCAATACATAAGAACCATTAGATAGTATGTATGTATATTAGATATGATTAAAATACTATCTATTGATGTTGGAATCAAGAACTTAAGTTATTGCTATATACATACCAATGAAGGTAAAACTCAATTAGTTGAATGGAATAACATATGTGTAACTGATGCAAATTGTAAAAAGATTAAATTGGAAGATTTGACAGAAGCAATGCTTGATAAACTTACAGAATATTTTGGTGATAATCGTGAAATTGATATTGTTCTTATTGAAAATCAACCAATGTTGAAAAATGGTATGATGAAAACTATGTCCGTTGTTATATACACATTCTTCAATATGATGAAACTACAATATGGTAATGTCAAACAAGTAAGGTTTATTTCAGCAACAAATAAACTTAAGTGTCGATTATCAAATGAACTTGAGGATACTATTAAAACTACATATAAAGATAGAAAGCGACTAAGTGTGGAAATTGCAAAACTATATATTCAAAAAATGTGTCCTGATAAAACAGAATGGTTCTCTCAACAAAAAAAACCAGATGATCTTGCTGACAATATGTGTCAAGCAATATATTATATAGAAAATGTTCTCAAATATGATATACAATCATCTTAAACTTTGTAATACATATACTTTCATTTTCTCTGAGTTTCTCTTGAAAACTTTTAATTAGACACGGTCAGGCATGGTTATAATCAACACCATAAATTTGAAATATTTTAAAAATTACACTAAGTACATTTTTAAAAGAAAGTTGTTTTCTTATCTTCTCTTATGTATTGTCTAAATCTCGACGATGTGTGTGGGTGTTGACTTTTAATTACTTGTTTACTAGTTTGTTGTGTTTGCCTATCGTTTAACTGCAAACGTATATGTCCATTTATGAAACGAATACTTCTGTCATCTAATGTCTTTATATTTTGAGTAATCAATAAATCTTTTAATTGTTTCCAAAACGTATCACTATTATACTTTATATTATTCTTTTGTGTCATATTAAGATATTGAATGTAATAAGTGTAATATTGTTTTTGAAACATGTAGAAGTCATCTGTTGCTTCATAATTAGGGATATATTTTCTTAAGACTGAGTAAATCCCCCTTGAATTCTTTTGAAATACATCTTTAGTCATGCATGCTGGTATATTTTCAGGAATTCTATAATTATATGAAGGACATAATACTAAATGCTTTTGATCTGATGACTGATATACATTGTTATTATCAATCAACAATAAATTATTATTTATGTCTTTCTTATCATAAGTTATACCATATTTTTTCCGTAATGAGTTTGTTATAGACTTACGAATAATATACACACTCTTTTTGTATTCCTTGTCTTGTATCATACATTCCTTCCTTGTAAATATTGGACGATTAAATTTAAAACCAATGACTTGTTCTATATTTTTTATAACAAATTCTGCCCATGATTTTTCGGATGCGGTGTATATAAAAAATTCTATATTTTTGTAATGTGTATCAAGTGATTTTAAAAATGTCTCAAAATGAGGTCTAATTAAACCTGTTGCTAAATTTGAACGAAATGTTTTCATGTCAAAATTATATTTAGAATGTGTTTGTTTAACTGTTTTTGATAACTCATATGAAATGATTTGAGGTGTAATATCACCTATAATAGTTCCATCAAGATCAATAACCACTATTAACGGCATTGTTGTCATTACAATATATTATATACTTATTAGATACATAATCCATCAAAAAAATGATTATATAAATAATATCTTAGAATAGCACAAATATTAAATCGGGAATAAATTCCCATCTAAACAAAATATATGACATTATTATGTAGAAAAAACAGAGTTTTTATTAGACAAATAAATTTTTTAAAGACAACCAATAATTCCTATTTGTACTTATGTCCTCAATATCTTCAAGTGGAACATCTTTCAATTCATACCCATTATCTAATAATAACTTCATTATATCATCAGGGTTTCCAATAAAGTATTCATGACTATTACAATATGATGATATATCGTAAGCAAATGTGGGTGAACGCATTACTGCTTTTATGTAATCATTTGGATGAACATTGTATAACTTAACTTCTTTCATGTAAGTAATTTTCCATAAACGTTCATAATAATAAGGATGAGGCAACTGTGTTTTTACTTCATTGAGCGTTTTATGAGGATTTGTTGTAAAACCGTATTTCATGAACTTCTTGTCTAAAAACACTTCATTATTCATTACATACAAATATAAATCCATTTTATTCACTATATGATATACTACATTATACATTTTTAAACCAGTTTCATGTTTTTTTTTATAAAATGTGTTATTGTTTTAAATCACTTAAAGCACAAATTTTGTATCTCATGATATCTGGAATAATGATACAAAAAAAATTTATCTCCTAATACAGTTAGAACAGCATCTATCAGATTTGGAAAAAATTGATGATTGTAAGACAAAACAAATAAATAAAACTAGAAGTTGGATATTGATGAATAGCATCAACGAGTTAACCATCACATCCAAGTTGAGTCTTTGACAGAACAACCTTGTTCAGAAGTTGTTGAATCTCATCTTTTATTTGTTTGTTGGTAAGAGCAAGAGACTTGTCCAAATATAAACTTGTGTCTCCATATATATCATTTTCATTGCTTGCTTTTATTTTTGATACTTCTTTAAGTTTTTTGAGAAGATACTCTTCAATGTTTGATAAACATTTTGAAGTTTTTGCCTTACGAAAACATAAAAAGAACTTTTGCTTACTTTGACTATTCTCAAAATGTAAAGTTTCTGCAAATGTCAAATCAAGCCATTTTTCAATACTATTAGTATCCCATGTTTTCGCTTTAAGTACATATTCTAAGTTATTAACCAAGTGTTGTGCACGTGTTTTTGATACAAAAAGACCTTTATTTTTTTCAATGTGTTCTTTTAATGTATATTGATTAATATAGGATTGATAGAAATAAAAGTAATGTTGCTGATGCTGCTCATCCCAAATTTTTTCCAAGATAAAAACATGACCTGGAAAGTAAACATCATCTTTTGTGGTATTTGAATTTGGGAAATACCCATCTGTAAGTAAGATATAATACATCATACGAGATTTTTCCCTTTTTGAAAACAATTGTTTTTTCAAATCTTGTAATATATAATCATTATTTTCAATTCCTTCTTTATGTCGTGAAATAACCTCATGTGTATCACATGTATCTGCAATCTTCAATGCTCTTTTTCCTCCTATTAAAAAAAACATAATCATTATAGCAGTGTTTAAACATTTCGTCGTCTGAAGTCTTAAATTAAAATTTTTAAGATCATTTGTAAGCAATTGTATCAAAGGTGTAATATAGTCCTTGATAAGATAACCAACATCACATCTTTTATAACATTTGTTTGTTTCTTTCATTTTACAATGATTGAATATAATAACGAAATGCAAATACTGTTAATACATTATATCATTTTTGCAATAATGTATTTATTGCATATTACAAAAGAAACTATTTCTAAAATTACTCATATGTTTTTAATAATATTATTAATAATTATAATATTTATAACATCTACAAATAGTATTCCATTGCTTCATCTTCAAACCTATAATTTAATTGAAAAATTTATATCATCAAATATAATTATTCATTTCAATAAAAATATTCAAGTTATCATTTCATGGTTAAAGGATGATTATAAACATTCACAATTAAGACGTAGTTTAAATACTTACAAACGAAAAGTGATTTATTTTCTAAATAATATTAAATAGATAATATGCTTTCATCCAAGGATAAATTAATTATATTCATGTTTTTAGTGTTAGTAGTTCTTCTAGGAGTCATTTATGTCATGAAAGGAAAAAGAGTAGAACATTTTGAAGATGATGATGACGAAAATGACACAGAGGCATATGAAGAGAAACCTTCCCCACCAACAAAAAAAACAGAATCTGTAGATACTAAAGTAGAAACAAAAACAAATGACAAAAATGATAATGATAAAAGCAAAGATGAACAAATAGATTCTCGTATGCATATTCTAAGTGCTATTGATGAGTTTGGTAAGTCTCTTACACCACAACAAAAAATGAAAAGTATTGATGATTTATTCGGTTCAACACAATTAAAATCATTAGACAAAGAAAAAATATCCAAATATGTTTCATCTTATGTAACTTCTATGACCAATCTTGGAAAACATGAAGATACAAATGAAACTAAAAACAATACATTTGTTGATGGACCAACTCCTCCTTCACCTTCTTTTAATAAAGAACTTGAACAAAAATTAGAAGTCGTAAAGACACACATTAAAACAATTCAAGACACAATCAATGAAGTTCAAGTATCTCTTACTAGTGAAAAGAAAATTGAACCACCTAAACCATCAATTGCAAAAGAAATACCTTCTACATCTTCTCAAATTATAGAAGGTTTTGAGAACTTTCAATCATCATATGCTAAGTATTAGATATTGGCAAATAAATCTTCTAC